GGTTAAAAGTGTCATGCACCTGGTACACCGTCAAATCATAAATATTCGTATAATTCAGGCTGTTATGGTTTGTCGCCAGCGCAGAGATGATGTTCCCCAACTCCAAATCAGGGTTACTCTTATACCCTTTTCGTTTCGATTTTTCATATTCAGCCTTTTTCTTTTGGAATCGTTCATAAAACCTGCGGGCAGCCTCATTTTTGAACTTCAAGTTTTCCTCCCGCTTCTGGTCTATGTACGCGGTTTGCAGGCAAATGTCGCAAATCTCTGCCCAGTTATCTCGCGTTATGGAACCTTCAATCAGGATCTTATTGTCCACCTCGGTTTTATTCACCAGCACAGCATGGTGCGCTTCATCATATTCAAGTGGCGCATCAATAAAAAAGGCCAGTGCGGCAATCATCTCCGCCTGGCTTTCTTTGCTCATACTCAATAAATCAAAGGTGTTTATGGTGGCTTTTTCCTCCTCGCTCAAAGCTTCATACGGGTTCTCCTGCCCTGTCACCTTGGCAATGTCTTCAAACATCGCCTGTGGTGTCAGCAGCAAGGTACTTAGCGCAAACTGATAGCTCATATAGCCGCGCTTGTTAATGTCGCTCAGTCGGGGCGAGTGTACTCTGCCCACATTTTTCACCATAAAACCTTCGGGGTTCAGCAGTTCATAGTACGGTACTTTCACTTTGCGCCACCCATCTTGCGGTTGAACGCCATCACCTCGTATGTAATGCAGCGGCCGTAATAGTTATTATTCGGCTTGTATACATCGTTGTTCAGTAACCGTACCTTCCCAATTCCAAAATCTTCGCTGCCGTTCAGCAAACGGTCAACGTTCATGGCCAACACATCGGCCTTCGTCCCCAGCACGCCGGGGTGTCGGTAACTCTTCATTACCTTCTTATTGCAATAGGCAAAAATATACAGGTACACTCTGTATGCCGTATCGCTCGGTGCCTTAGCCACCACGGTCTCCATGCACAGGTAGGTGTCCGCCGTTTCATTGATCTCCGGCACATACTCAAACTCGTAAATATGTCCGGTACTAATGCTCTTATCGCCCAGTAGCATCTCGTCCGTGTCAGTATCATCGTCCACGGGGCCAAGCAGCAGGTTAATAATGGTGTCGTCCTGTGCCAGCAGGGCGGCTACTTTGTGTTTGTACTCTCCCAGCTCACTCAGGTTCATACGTCCACCACCTTCACTGCAATGCTGTCTGTGCTCTTGCCGTCCGGTGCCACAACCGTCAATTTCACGGTGGCTCCATTCAGCACGGCATTATCCTCTGCGCATACCCGGCAGCTGCCCCCAGTTACCCGGTTCCACTGCACACTGTTGGCAAGGTATACCTTTGTTTCAAGTGTTTTATCATCAACGCTCAGGCTCCAGGTGCATCCCGGCAGCGGCTTGCCATCAATCGTGGCCTTAAAAATCTTGCCGCGCCCGCAAATGCGCACTTTGGGTTCGCCCGCGTATTTAATAATCACTTCGCCGTCCTCCGGTGCCTGCTTTACCTCCTGGTAATCACACAGCATCTTTTCGGCGTTATCCTGTTCTTCCACATGCTGGTCCTGTTCAAGGTTCAAAACCAAAAATCCCGTCTGGGCGTCATTCCAGTCGTAGCGTTCTGTCATAGCGTCCACACAGGTCACACGGTAAGTTTTAGGCTTGCCGTTAATCTGCTCCATCATCAGGCGTTTCCCCACATCCAGCAAAGCCGATTCCTCATCATACGGTATTTTCACCTGGAATTCGCGGCTGGAAATGGTCATGTATACATCTTCGTTCAGGTTGGAAAAATACGGTTTGTCCACAACCGCCCACCGGGTAATAATTTCCCCGGTCTCATGGTTCTGCCACTGGATGCTCCGGTTACACAGCTCAATTTTGCCGCGCACGGTTATTTCATCGTCCGCATCGCGCTCTGTAATCAGCCAATGGCTTTTACTAAACAGCATAATTTTTCCAATCTCAAAGTTGTCGCCCGGCATGGTGCGTATAATCTTTTGGTTTGTCACCGTGCTGCTAATAATCATCATGTGGTGGGGTACCCCCTCAATCTCTACCTCTTTATAGGCAGGGGAATCAGGCCCCATTCTCAGCGTGTCCCGTTTGCTCTTTTCAACCATCCGGTCACGCCGCGTACTTCCGTGTCTGCCAAGCATAGCAGCATATGTTTCATAGTTCATACGCTACCACCTCACTCAGTCAAACTCGAAATTTCCCCATTGCGGAAAGAGTACAGGTTAATCTCCTTCATCTGCTGCCGCTCTGTCGTGGTCAGCAGGGTCGTCATCTTCTCCAACAGGTTGGCTGGCGAAAACAACGTAAAATCCTTTGTGCTCAATCCGTTCTGCAATGCGTCTGTGTTATAAACATACTGGCGCACAAAATGCACAATCATGCCCAGTGCCAAAATATCCTTCTCGCGGTTTGTCAGCGTAATATTGAACTCCAGCAGGTCATCTTCCCTATCATTCAGATCCTGTTTGCACACATCCTCAAAATCGCTGATCGCCATCTTCAAAAGATCCAGCTGCATTGCTTCTCTTGTCACCGCATCGTAGTCCAGGAACTCATAGTTGCGGACTTGGCCACGGTAACGCTCATAAATTTCCTCGTATCTTGTGCCCATTGGCCCGCACCATCCCTCTCATTATTCTTCAGTTCCGCCGATCGTCACAATCTCAACGCCACTCTTGCGGGTTCTGGGTTTCTTGGGTGCCTCCAATGCAACGGATTCTTCCAAATCGCAATCCAGCACATCGTTCAATGCTTTAATCATGGCACGGCTGTCCAGCTGGTCTGCTTTCAGCATCTCCTTTGCGCGGATACGGATGCTGTCGCGCATCCCCTCGCTCATCTTGGGCACCTTCTCGCGAATCTCATCCGGGGTCCACTTAAATACCTCGTCAAAGTTCTCCGTAGTCAGCGCATTCTTGTAGTAACGTTCCACACCCAGCTTGCGCAGTACGTTGGCGTCTTCAATCAAAATCCAGTTGTCACGGAAAAACCGCGGCTGGCTGCCACGCATTACAAGCAGCTCGGCGTAGTCCATCTCCTGTACCTCGCCAAACTCGGTCCACTCAACGGTGTAGCCGGGGTTGCGGGTCGAAGCATAAAACAAGTTGCCATGGGTGCCGTTCTTGCATTCCACCATGGTCTCATTGGTAATCTTCGCAGTTGCCAAAACATACCTCCAAAATATTCCTTATATAAAAAAGCCCCGCCTTGCGGCAGGGGTATCGTTCAGCTCAAAATCAGGCAAACTTGTAGCTGCCAAAGTCACGGTCCAGAATAATGGAAATACCGGTACGCTTGGTCATCAGGAATTCCTGGGTCAGGTCAGCCTTGTTCATCGGGTCGCCCATCAGCATGGTAACTTCACCCTCGGTAACGCGCTTCACGGGCTTGGTGTCGCCGGCAAAAATGTAAACAGTGTCGTCAGGCAGAATAAACTCAGTAGAGCCGATCTTGTGGCGCTGCTTCATCGCAACCATCGAGGTGCCGGCAATGTGGCCCAGGTAACCCATGCTGTACAGGTCGCTCTTGGCCCGCTCACTCATGGTAGCAGTGGTAATCTTGCGCAGTGCCTTGCGGGTGCCAACAATCGTAGCGGTGTCGCCGGTAGAAGCCTCAATGTGCTCAATCAGGTCCAGTAGCTTGTCCTCATTGTAAGAACCACTCTGGGTATAAACGGGGTCCAGCTTGGTGAACATGCTGGTCCATGCCATATAAGCGCTGTCCAGATCGTACTGGGTAAAGCTGCGGCCAACAGTGTCAACCAGGTCATTAAAGTCAATACGGCCAGCCATCACGCGGTTCATTTCCTCGTAAACCTTCACAGCACGCAGCTGGGTATTCACGGTAATGTCCTGGCCGGCTTCCAGGCGCTGACGGCGAACGCCCTGGGTGCCTTCAGCAATGTCGGCAACAGTCAGCAGGCACGGCTTGGTGGTATGGAAAATGTTGGTATCGCCCAGAGCGGTATTGCGGTCCTCAATAAAATTGGTAAAGAACTCGTCACCCTTCAGGCCCTCTTCACTGACTTTTTCAATCAGAACTTCGGTAATAGCAAACAGGTTGCTGCACTTACCGTCGCGGATATCCTTGTAGCTCATGCTGGTCTTGCCATTATTAGCCTCAATCATGGCCTGGCGCAGAACTTCCTGGCTGTCTTTCACGCTGTATTCGCCCAGGTGGCCATGGTAGCCATCAACGGCCAGCTTAATCAGTTTCTCATCCATGTTAATACTCCTTTACAATAAAGATAGGTGTAGCCATAGGCCACACCAGTAATTAGTTATAACTAACTCGCTGATACAAAAAATCAGGCGATCACATCAACGATGTAATAGGTATACTGGCCATCGCCAAAGCCAACCTTCACAGGGTCGCGCTTGATCACACCAAAAACATTGTCAGCAGAAGCATCAGCCTCAATTTTCAGCTTGGTAGAACCAGCAGCAAAGGCAACAAACTTGCCCTTTTCGGGGGTACCGTCAAAAGCTTCAGCAGTAACGCGGAAAGAATCAGCGCCAGCAACCAGCAGGTAAACGCGAACAGGCTTGCCAGCTTCGTTCTCCCACTCGGTCAGGTAATGGGTGCGGGTCTCATCGTAAAACAGCTCAACACCGGCAACCAGGGCCAGCATAGGGCGCTTGGAATCAGCAGCAGGTGCTTCAGCCTTGTAGGTTTCGGGGCCGATCGCATCACCAATCACAACAATGTTGCCATTATCAATGGCGGCAGGGCTGCCATCCTTGTAAAAAACAACACTCTTCAGGTAGGCAGCGTTGCTGGAACCAACCAGCATATCGGTGCCAACAACAGCATGTTTAATGTTAGCCATAATATGTAACTCCTTTTTTTACTCTTTTGTATGCAGGTAACGTTCAAACAGGTCGCCATAGCGCTTCTCTGTTTTCTGGGTGCCATTCACGCCAAACCGTACCTTGTTTACCTCGCCCTTCTTTTCTTTGGGCGGAACATAACTGAACTCAGCGGCCTTTTTGCCCAACAGCTTGTAGCAAGCATCTTCCAAAACGGTAAACTCCATCGTCTTGTTATCTCGCAGCTTGGCATAATCAGCATCGCCATCCAGCTTCTGATCCATAACGGCAAACAGCTGTTCGCGTTTAGCGCTCTCTTCTTCTTTGGCAGCAGCAGCCTCGGCCGCAACGTAAGCATCATATTTCGGCTTCATCTCGTCATACTCTGCTTTCAGTTCGCTGTACTGCTTGTTGGCAGCCTCCAGTTTTTCGGTCTGCTCTTTGGCCTTGTCGCCCATGGTGCTGTATAGCGCGGGCACGCCAATATCGGCGCTGCCTTCATCCCAGGCTTCGTACTTTACCTTCATGCGTTTCTTGCTGGCAAAATCAACTTTCACGTTGTCGCCATCCATGGTAAAGGTAAAGCTGTAGATCTTCCAATCCTGGCAATCCATCACAACGGCAAGG